TTTTGATTTTAACACTTGTTAGTGTCATGTCTTTGTTTGGCATAATCTTTATTTTAAAACGTTTATTATACGTATATAGAAATATCTAAAATTTTAATCCTTCTCCGCATAAATTTAAATCCTCTTTAAAAGGGCAAAACCCACAATTCCACTTACTAGGTGATTTAGGATAATGAATTTCTTTTATTTCTCCACTTGATACAAAACATTCTTTTACAAAATTATCTATAGCCTTTCTGGCTCTACCTAATTTAATTCTTCCACTTGGTGGAGTAAATATTTGTACTCTATATGCTTGATGTGGTGATAAAATATTATCATCATCCCAAGTTAATACTTTACGTTTAACTATAAAAAATTCAATGTCTATGTTATTAATAGGAATATGATATTGATCCGAAAAAAATTGTTTATATAGTAATAATTGAAATTGTTTATCTTCATTTTTTTTATCTCTATCTTTCCAACCCCTAGTACTGGTTTTAATATCAATTATTTTAAATTTATTATATTTTTCATCATATAAAACAAGATCTAAATATCCTGTATATAATATATTATTATACATTTTATTAGGGGCTATAACAATAGGTAATTCACATCCTACTAAATGCCATCCCCGTTTTTTAAAATAATTTGATTTTTTCTTTCTAAACCAAGTTAAAATACCAACTCCATCTTCAAAAAATTCCCTCATTTCTTCAGCAGAAGAAAAATGTTCATTATTATTTGATTTATATTGTTTTTGATATTCATTTATAAAGTTAGTTTGAAAATTATCTTCTAAATCTATTTCATCTGCTAATTTACTAGACTTGTTATACATTATATCTAAATAATGTTGTAGTGTTTCATGTATAGCAGTACCAAATACAGTATGGATAGATGAAGTAAATGGTTTTATCTTATCTTTATACTGAAGTTTCCACCTATGAGGACAAGATCTAAACAATGACATCTGCGAATACGAGATGTTTTTTTGGTAAGCAAAGTTTATTCCTTGAGGTGGGTTATTCTGTATCTCTTTAATTATTTTAGGGATTTTTTTAGGCAAAATTTATTTTTTCCATTTGTTACGTCCTACTAACAAACCAATTACTCCATAATTAGCTATATCAATAAACGTATCTTCCATACTTTCATTTTTAACGAAATTTTTTCCGTTAACAAGTAAGTTTTTTAATCTAGAAATTTTATCTGTTAGCCTAATTGTTAGACCAGTAAGTGAAAATTTCTTATCTTCCTGATTATTTAAATCCCCACCTAAAGCAATATTATTTAACCCGTAATCCATATGTTTACAAGCAAACATGTTATACATTTCTTTTTGGATGTCTTTAAATTCCTTAGATAATTCTGGATATTCATTTTCAAAAAGAGAGACTACAACATCATGCTTAGGTAATTTTCTTGTTTTAGTGGTTTTAAGCCCTACTTCATCAGTACGGGTTTCTTCCCATTTTTTTCGTGTATCACCCATTTATTTGGTCTTTTGGAGATGTAAAATACTTATTTAGTGTTTCAATTCTTTCATCGGATGATGCTAATAATTTTAATGCTTCAGTTGCATTATCCCAGAAATCCTTAGTAGAGTGATCTCCAATACCCGATGGGTGCTCAGTTAATAAATTAAGACTTAAAATTGCCTTGTTTCTGTCGGCAATTGCTTCGGACATTAACATGTCAAATAGTTCCTTGTTCATATAATTGTTTTATTTGGATTATCATTTTATTCATCACATCTATTCTTTTTTCACCATGAAAAAATAGTAGGTATTCTTTTTTAGACGGCAATTTAAGCCAAGGTCTTATATCTTTAGGTACACCTACAAATTGTAAGTCATTATATACTTCATTTATCGTGGGTAATGTACCATTAATATATGTAAGGGGCAAGCCATTATAAAATTCTTTTTCCCAAAGTAGTGCGTTCAGTATAGTTTCCTCGTGGAAAGGAGCATAATGTGAGTTATTTTTTAAAATTGAAGGATGATTACACATCCAATACCATTCTTCTAAAAAATCAATATTATTTTTATTTGCTATAAAATAACCTGTTTGCCTATACCTTTGATCTAATCTTTTATATTGGTCAAATTTAAATAATTCACTAACAGGATGTTCTAAAGTAGTACTTAAATCATTCCTATCCATCGCCCCTCCTTTACCATTATAATGAAGATAATCATAAATTCCTTCTCCGAAGTAAGGGTAAGATGAATTATTAATATTAAAATTAAATATATTTTCTACATATGGGGTGGCAATAGAATCACTATCAATATAAGCTACCACATCAGCAAAATTTTTTAAAGCATGTTTAGCTATTAATGGTTTTTGAATTAAAATATTATAAATTTCACTGCTACTTCTATTAATGTAAAAATTTTTATCCGCTATTAGATACCTATCATCTGAATCTGTTAATGGTATATTCCACCTGATAGTAGTAACATTATCTGTATTATATTTTTTACTACTATTAATTAAATATAAGTAAATAGGTAAGTTACTATATTCTCTAATTGATTTAATACAAGTAGATACTATATCAAAATATTTTTCATTAGCATGGAGAATATAAGCTTTATCCACGTTTTAAAAGTTTTTTTATTTCTTTATTTTCAATTCCTAATTGGGATAATATATTAATAATTTGATTATTGGATAAAATATTTATGTAATCTAGAATTTCTCTAGATGATAATTTAAAATAATTTTTTAGATATTGAATTAAATCTTTATTAGGTTGTTTAACGGTTGATTTAACATACTTACTCCACTTATTATTTTTAGGGATATATTCTTTATAAATAGAGTATATTTGTTTTTTATCTGTAGGTGGGAGTTTTTGTACTTCATTTACTAAAGCTAAATAATCGGGGTTCATACTAAGTACTCTATGTACTACATAAGAATTCCATTGATCCCAATCCTTATTTGAAAAGGAATCAACGGGTGATTTCTTAGTATTGATTTCTTTTACCCAATCAAATACATTCCTCATATTAAATAAGCTCGTCTGCTAATTCTTCACGTAATTCTTTCGGTACAGAATCAGTTAATATTTTTTTACTAGTGGGGTCAAAAAATACTGGGATGGGCATCATAGCATCTTCATTTGTACCAGTTACAAATTTAGATACTTTACGTAAAATTACTCCTTGTTGAAATAAATTATTACCATCAAAATTTTTTACTGGTTGAGTATTTTTAAGGTCAATTTGGGGTTGTTGAACTTGTTCCATTATTTACTGTTTATTAAGTTTTGAATTAAAGACATTAAGTTTATCTCTTTGTCTATTCGAAAATTTGATTTATATAAATGTTCATTTATTAACATAGCGGCTGTACCCTCTTTACCGGGCATATATTCCGAAGCGTTTTCATATAGGAATCTAAATAATTCTTCAAAATCATCAACTCCTGAATCTGCTATTATTTGTCTTATATTTTTATAATTGTCTTGTTTTAACTCTTCAAGCACAGAGTCCATATAACTAGATGAAATAAGTAAACTATCATCAAGTTGTAAATGGCCCTCTACAGTACTTGATTGAACAGCATTTAACATTTTACGAATGTCAGGATAATACTTATTTACTAATTTCCCTACCGATGGAATTTCATAACCTATATTCTCTTTATCACATATTCCTGCTATGTGGACTGCTACTTCTTTTTTAGTCGGTGGAACTATTTTAAATGTTTGACAACGTGATTGGATAGGATCAATAATCCTTTCTACAAAATTACAAGTCAGGATAAATCTTGTAGTCCGAGAAAACGTTTCAATTACATTGCGTAAAGAAGCTTGTGCTTGAATTGTTAAAAAATCAGCTTCATCTAATATTACTACTTTTAAAGATTTAATACTGGCAACAGATGAAAAGCCGGTTACTTTATCTCTTATGGTTTCAATACCTCGTTCATCTGAAGCATTAATATAAAGTGAATCACAGTCTAAATTATTAATTATTAATTTTGCAAGTGTAGTTTTACCTGTACCCGCAGGTCCATAAAATAAATAATTTTGAATATCATTTTGAGATAATTGCTTTGATAATGTTGATTTTAAATTAGGATTACCAACATAATTATCTAAATTATCAGGACGATATTTTTCATTTAATAATGTGTTCTCTTTAGTATTCACCATATATTGAATATCTTTTTTCTGGTTCTGGTTCCACAATTTCTTCTGTGGAAGATACGGCAAATAATTCACTTTTCAAAGGAGATAAACGATAATCTCCCTTAAATCCTGTCTTTACCATATATGCTTCTAAAGTATCAGTTAAAGTAGGATGAATTTGCCCATCGGGTTCATTTGCTATTAAACGCCACCTATCACCCGGAGAAACTCTCCGAGCGATAAGAACGTTATCTTCAATTATATTAATTTCAGGATTATTTGCTTTCATTTACTGAAGCCTTTCTATAATCTGTAACTAATTTTTTGATACCACCAATAGCTTTACGGGCACGTTGTGCTCCAGCTTTAGTGGTTGAATTGTGTTCATCTACAAATGAATTGTAAAGAGTGTCAATTTGTTCAAAAATTTCTTGCTTTGTCATAATTAATTAAATTTAAATTTACATCATCCCCATCATTGGGTCTAATTGCGGTTGTTGATTATTATCTTGGGGTTCTTCTACTACTGTACATTCTGTAAGTAATATTGTACCCGCTATTGAGGCAGCATTTTGAAGTGCTGTTCTAGTTACTTTAGTAGGATCTATA